AAGCTTAAGATCCCCAAAGATTCGCCCTTGAACGAGGCACAGGTCGCCGAAGTTACTTCCTACGCAAAGGAAAAAGGACTCACCAACGACCAGGCGCAAAGCGTTCTCGATCGCGATTCAGCTGTAGTTGCGGGGATTCTTAAGGAGCAAGCCACCAAATTCGACGCTGAAGTAGAAGGATGGAAAACGGCAGTGCACACGGACTCAGAGCTTGGTGGGAAACACCTCAATGAATCTGTGCTCCTGTCAAAGACCGTGCTCGAAAAGTTCGGAAGCAAAGCGCTCAGAGATGAGCTCAACGCGACCGGCTTTGGCAACCATCCTGAACTGATGCGTCTTCTTGTCCGTATCGGAAAAGCTTCTGAAGCGGCGAAACTTGTTCAACCGAATGCACCACAAGTGCCGGTCAAGATTTCGCGAGCCGATAAGTTTTACGGTGCTGACGCCGCAAAATCATAAGGAGAATTCTCAATGCCAGCATTGAATGCAAACGTTTTGACTCTGGCCGACTGGGCCAAGCGACTTGATCCGGACGGAAAAGTTCCGGATATCGTCGAGATGCTCTCGCAAACCAACGAGCTGTTGCTCGACATGGGTTGGCGCGAAGGCAACCTGCCCACCGGCCACCGTGTTACCGTCCGTACTGGTCTTCCGACCGCAGCTTGGCGCTTGCTGAACTCAGGCGTCCAACCTTCCAAGTCGCGCACCGCGCAGCTTGATGAAGGTTGCGGCATCCTGGAAGCGTGGAGCGAGATCGACAAGGATCTCGCCATGCTTAACGGCAACACCTCTGAGTTCCGCTTGAGCGAGGCGCAAGCCTTCATTGAAGCGATGAACCAAGAGATGGCCTCGACTTTGTTCTACGGAAACTCGGGCGTCTCGCCTGAAGAGTTCACGGGCCTAGCAGCTCGCTACTCTTCGCTGAGCGCTGCGAATGCGCAGAACATCGTCAACGGTCTTGGCTCCGATGCTTCCAACCAATCCTCCATTTGGTTGATTGTTTGGGGCGAGCAATCGGTCTGCGGTATCTTCCCCAAGGGGTCGATCGCGGGTTTGCAACACACGGATAAAGGCTTGGTGACGGTCGAGACGACCGCTGGCATCGCCGGAACCCGTATGGAAGCCTACCAGGACAAATGGCAGTGGAAGTGCGGTATCGCTCTTAAGGACTGGCGCTACGTCGTCCGTATTGCGAACATCGACATTTCTAACCTCGTCGCTGAATCGAGCGCGGCTGATTTGATCAAACTTATGATCAAAGCAATTCACCGCATCCCGAATTTGCGCATGGGCAAAGCCGTGTTCTACATGAACCGAACCCTTTTCCAAATGCTCGACATCCAACGCTACGACAACGTCGTGGCTGGTGGCGGTCTTGTGTACGACAAGGTCGACGGGTTCATGCAACCCAGCTTCCGCGGGATTCCCATCCGCATCTGCGACGCGCTTCTGGAAACCGAAAACGCAGTGACCTAATGAGCAATGTCCCAGGCCCTCAACCTATGAACCTTAACTTTTAAGGGAGAATTCAAAAATGATTTTAGATGCACAAGCGCGGTTCTCGAATGCTCAAGCCATCACGGCTGCGGCGGCGTCGACCGACTACATGGATCTTGGAGAAGACAGAAACCTTGGAGCCGGCGAAGAGCTCTACGTTGGCGTAGTGGTCACCGCTGCGTTTACGGACTCGGGCTCTGATTCGACGTTGGCGTGTTACCTGTATGGTGACAGCACCACGACCTTCACGCCCGACGGCTCGCAACTCTTGTTCACCATTCCGGCGCTTGCGCCGATTGGCTACAAGGCTTTTGCGCGCATCAACCCGGGATTTGCATCACGTTACCGTTACATCACGGTGCACTACATCCCGAGCACGGACTTGACCACTGGCGCGGTCTCGGCCTTCCTCGTGAAGAATCCTGATACGTTCCTCGCGTTCGCTGACGCAATCACCATTAGCTAAGAAGGAAAACTAGGCCATGAAAGTTAAAGCAACCCAACTCGGCTACTACGATCTAAAACGCAGACCTCCGGGCGCAGTGTTCGAACTCAACGACCCCAAACACTTTTCGAGTGTTTGGATGGCGAAGCTCGTCTCGCGCAAAGTGGTCTATGAAGAAGTCGAAGAAGACGAGACCGAAGACGGCGACATTGAAGACTTGCTCGGCACCGGGACTAAGAAAGCAGCGTCGTTAGTTCAACGGAGACCCGTTAAGAAAGTTGCAAAACCCATTAACGCTAAAAAAGGGGTTGCTAATTCGAGTGCTCGCCGGTCTTCCGGTGATCGCGAAGTGATCTAGCACCTTAACAAAGACAGCCCCGGGACGGATGTTATGGCCCCTTCCCGGGGCTTCTTTCCTAGGCCAAAAAGAAAGGCTCCAAAATGAAATCAGCCAGACCATCAGCGACTTTTACGCGACCGTCAAACAACACAACCTACGCGGCGGGCGAGGTCATGACGTCTGATCCGGCTGCGGTTCTTGCCTTCACCGGCATCCCCACCATTTCAGGAGGCGGAGCCGTCATTGAGAGCGCCGTCATCACGTCAAAGGCAAACGCCGCGACGAAACTCGACGCCGATCTCCTTCTGTTCTCGGCCACAATTTCTGATCTCGACGCCGATAATGCGGCTTTCACCCCAACGGATGCGCAGCTTGAGACCTTGGTGGGAGTCATCTCGTTTCCCACGGCCTCGTGGAAAGCCGGAGACGCCACGGCTGACGCCGGAGGGAATGCTTTCTGCGCGGTGAACAATCTCGGCCTTGTGGTCAAATCGGACGCGCTCTACGGGGTTCTGGTCGCGCGAAACGCATACGTCCCTTACTCGGGTGAAGTCTTTAAGATCACTCTTGGCATCGTCGAAGATTATTCTCGCAACGGTTCTTAATTTAAAACTCGAGGTGACGAATGGCCCAGACAACGGACATCGGAATCTGCAACTTGGCTTTAGGGCTCTTGGGGTCAGCGAATCGAATAGCTTCGCTGACCGAGCGCTCGGCTGAAGCTGTTGCGTGCACCGCCTTCTTTGATGAAGTGCGCGACGCGACTCTGCGCGATTTCGATTGGCCGTTTGCGAAGTCCATCGTCGCTTTAGTAGAAGCGGCAGACAACCCCACAACCGAGTGGGCTTACGCTTACCGCGTTCCTTCAACCTGTCTTAAAGTCCGCCGCATTCAAAGCGGCAACGTGCGCGAGGGCTACGGTGATCGTGTCAAGTATCTCCTAGCGTACGACGACAGCGGGCAAATCATTTTAACAAATGAAGCGTCAGCGATTCTTGAATTCACCAAGCGCATCACTGTTGTTGGTCACTTGCCCTCTGATTTCAGACTGACTCTTGCCGCCCATCTCGCAGCTTGGATCGCGCCTCAAGTTACTGGCGGCGATAAGTTCAAACTCGCCGAACGAGTGATGAAGTCCTATCTCCTTCGCATCGAAAACACTAAAGCAAACGCGCAGAGCGAAGAGAGCCCTCCGGAACTTGCTGAGTCAGAATTTATCCGGGGTCGCAACTAGGATGACAACAGTTTCGCAACGAGCTTTTTCGTCGGGCGAAATTGCGCCTGAGCTGTTGTCGAAAATTAATTTTGAAGCTTATCTAACTGGACTGAGGACTTGCAGAAACACTGTCGTGCGTCGTCACGGCGGTTTGCAAAACAGAACCGGAACTGAGTTCATTGCTGAGCTCGCAACGAGCACACCGATTAAGCTTGTCGATTTTGTCGTCGGAGCGGTTCGTTACGTTCTTATTTTCACTGACGGTCTAGTCCACTTCTCGCGCGACGGCGCGCTCGTTTATGAGACGGCCAAGAACATCACCGGCGCGAGCAAAGCAAGCCCCGGCGTCATCACGGCTGTTGCTCACGGCCTCTCAGTTGGCGATTGGGTGCGCGCGCAAAACATCGGCGGCATGACCCAGCTCAATGGCCGGGATTTCATGGTGGGAACTGTGCCGTCAGTCGACACCGTCACGCTCAAATATATGGACGGGACCGCGGTCAACACCACGGGCTTCACCACTTACACCTCGGGCGGGACGCTAAAACGCGCTTATGGTATTGCAACTCCTTGGGCCGCGGTAACAGATGAGACCGCTTTTCTCCAAGAGATGACCTACGCCCAAACGGGCAATATAATGTATTTTGCCCACCGAAAATTTAAGCCCCAAAAACTTACGCGCACAAACGACACGTCTTGGGCGTTTGCCGATCTTTCACTTCTTCCTGTAACCGAGAACCTAGTCCTTTATGGCTCAGTCGCAAACGACGGCGCTCCCGGTAGCAATGGCGATCAATGGGTTTTGACCTCAGTTGACCCCGATACCGGAGAAGAGAGTCTTTGGTTTTCCGCCGCAGCTGATCCCGACCCCGGTTTAATTGTCGGGACCTCGTCTGATGGATACCAGTCGTTTATTGATAACGGTATCGCTGCCGACCCGACAGTCCTCCCGCCGTTCTCAACCTATCCGGATTCAAACGACTCAACTCTTTTTGACCCGGAGTTTCCTTGGGGCGCGGGCGCAGGGTCTTATCCCCAGGCCACCGGGTTCTATCAACAGCGCTTAGGTTTTGGAGGTTCGGAAGACGAACCCGAAACCGCTTGGTGGAGTGCGATCGGACTTTTTGAAGGATTTGAAGTTCCGCGAACGTTGCGTGTTGACGACGCGTTTGAATTGACTCTTGCCGGTCGTCAGAGCTGCGAGATCAGGCATTTCATGGATCTCGATCGTCTTCTTACTTTCACCAATGAGAGTGAGCAGACGCTTGATCAACCGCAATCAACTTTCACTTTTGAAACTGTGTCGGTCAACGGCCAGACCTATAACGGATGCAACTATAGGCGCCCCCTTTACGTCGACAAGTCAGTCGTCTACATGCAAGAGCAAGGTCCGATTGTGCGTGATCTCTTCTATACTTTTGAATCAAGTGGATACCGCGGAGATGAACTTTCTGTTCTCTCGGCGCATTTGATTGAAGGGTATGAGTTCACCGACTGGGCGTATCAGAAATCTCCCAATTCAGTTGTGTGGGCTGTGCGCGATGACGGCGCGGTCATCGCTATGACCTATGTTCAGAGTCAGGGTGTTGTCGCTTGGCATCGCCACGACTTCCAAGACGGTGAAGCAAAAGCTGTTTGCGCAATCAAAGGCGACATCGAAACGGACGTGTATTTTGTCGTCGATCGAGAGATTGATGGGGCCACTCGTAAGTTTTTCGAGAAACTTTCTAGGCGCAACGTCAGCGCGGATACGCGTTGTGATCTTACGTTCCTTGATTGCTTCTCGACCTACGACGGACGCAACACCGGCTCGACTACGATGCGACTTACTCAAGGAACCGCGTGGCAAGCAACTGATCTCCACACTCTCACCGCAAGCGTTGCGATGTTTGCAGCTGGTGATGTCGGCAACCAAATTCAAATCGATATCCCCGACACTGAAACACAGTTGCGCTTTCGAATCACAGAGTACGTTTCAACAACTGTGGTCAAAGGCTATCCGCACAAGACAACGCCCGTCTCGCTTCAAGGAGTTGCGACAACTTCTTGGGCCGAAGCGGTTGATGAGATCACCGGCCTTTGGCATTTAGAAGGCCAAGCGGTCACAGTCTTTGGTGACGGCGGCGTGATCGCAAACCCGAACAATACGAAATACAGCGAGATCGTTGTCGAAAATGGCGCGATCGATCTTCCTCGTCCGATGGCCGTTGTGCACGTAGGACTTCCCTACATCTCAGACGTTGAGACACTCGACATCGACACGGTCCAAGTTCAGGGACTCGTCGCTGAGCAAAAGATCGTCGGCGAAGTTAAGATGCAACTCGATAAAACTCTCGGTCTCTACGCGGGAGCCAAGCCCCCGACAGGAGATGATTTGATCGAAGGACTTTACGAGCTGAAGTACCGGCAGTTTGAATCGCCGGAAGAATTGACCGAGCTCTTCTCGGGCTCAACTAAAATTGTCATCAAGTCCGAATGGAACTCAAACGGCCGAGTGTTCATCAGGCAACTTGATCCCGTTCCTTTCTCAATCCTCTCGATCCATCCGGACGGGCTATTTTTCCCAGGAGGTGCTTAATGGGCGCAGCGGTACCTATCGCGCTAACCGGCGCGCAGATGTTCCAACAGTACAAGAGCGGGAAGAACCAAGCCGATGCGATCAAGGAAGCGGCGGCGTATCAAGCAAAGATTCAAGAGATCAACGCAATCGCCTCAAAGCAGCAAGCGGCCGACGCACTTTTTCGCGGTGAAGAATCGGCTAACGCTTATCGCGGACAAGTTAGGAAACTCGAGGGCGAGCAGCGCGCGGGCTTTGCCGCGAGTGGTGTTGATGTCTCAAGTGGGTCTGCGGCCAAGGCTCTTGCTGACACCGCTGAGTTTGGTGAACTCGATGCGATCACGATTAAGCGCAATGCAATCAGGGAAGCGCACGGGATCAAAGTCGACGCGGCCAATGCCGGTCTTGCCGGAGTCCTTTATCAAAGAGCAGCTGCCACCAATGCTAGGGCGTCTCTTGCAACCGGAGGACTCCAAGCGCTTGGAACTCTCGGCGCAGGCATCAATAACTACTATCAGAATTTTAGGTAAGGAGCCGAGATGCCGACAGTTCCAGGATATCAGCCGAATCAAGTTCAATCCCGGCCGGTCGGGAACAACCAACTAAACATCCAAGCGCCGGTTGAAGCGTTCGGCGGCGGCTCCGCTGTCGCTGGGCGTGACCGCGCCGTTTCGCAAGTGCTCGATCAAGCCAATACCGCAGTTACTAATTATCAAATTCAAGCCAACAAGATGCGCGTTGAGGAATCAGAAAACGAAACCGCAACCGCGATGTCAGAGCTTATGAACGGCAGCGAGGACGGCGCCGAAGAAGGCGTCACCAGCCGCAAAGGCAAAGACGCTTTCGGAGCTTCGAAAGAATATCTCCCAAGATTCGACAAGCGCGCAAGCGAGATCGAAAACGAGCT